TTCTTTGTCAGCTGATAGATAATTGCACAGATCATCTCCATATGGGCAAGTTCTTTATCCCAATTCTTTTGGAAATGAAACGCATAATAATATGAAAGAACTCGTATTTTCTTCTATCAAAATACTGCGCAAAAAGATGATACAATATTGAAGCCCCAAAGCGAATTGCTCTGGGGCATCTTTTTACTCAATCCATGCCTGGAACTTATCCACAAATCTCTTCTTGTCACCAGCATAGCCGTCTGCACCATTGGCTTTCAGCGTATCAATCTGCTCACTGTAGAAGTTCGAGTTATCTTTCACAGAAACTCTGTAATGGACCATCTTGTACTTATATCCATCTGGTGTGATGTAGTACAGCTCGATAGCAAGAATCTCAGAACCATCTCCGAGGATTCCGTTCTTTTTATCATTCAGATCATAGCTATTGCCGAATGTAAGATACGGAAGCCAACCACTCTTTCTTGTGTATGCTCGACAACGGATACTTCCCTTGCTAACTTTGATCGCAAGCCACTTGATTGGAACATTATCACCTTTTCCAGCCCAATCAATCTTGTTCACTACTGGTGGCCACCATCTATCTGTGAAAGCCTGATATGTAATATCGACCTGTCCTAAGTCTTTCTTCTCTGCTGGCTTAGAAGGTGCTGACGGTGTTACTGGTGTGGCGCTTTCGCCAAATTCCATGTAGCAATAGTTGACATCAACTCTTCCGTTAACTCCATCTACATGACCGTCGGAGGAATACTGCCAAATTGCATACTGACCTTTGTAAGTATCTGCCGGAAGATTCTTGTATCTTGCCATCCATTCAATGTACTTGCCACGTACACTGCCAAGATGGTTGTTGAACCAACTCAGTGAAGCGTAGATTCCCGGAGTATATCCATTTGCTTTTAGTCCTTCGCAGACGATTTCACAGCATCTAGGAGCATAGTTCTGTGTGCCAGGTTCTTCCACGTCAAGGAAAATCGGCAACTGGAATGTATGACCTTTAATCAATCTCAAGATGTGGTCAAGTTCGCTCTGAGCCTGTCTGTCACAAGTCGCATAGCTGTACAGATACACTCCTACCGGAATACCAAGTCTTTCGCACTCAGCAAGGTTGCGAATCCACTGCTTATCATCCTGTGATATGATATCATCTCCATATCCGCATCTAAGAATAGCTCCGGCACAACCGGATGCTTTTACTTTTTCCCAATTTATCACTCCATTATGATAGCTAACATCAATGATTAACTTACTCATACCAGCCACCTTCTTTCAGCTCTGCTTTTTTCTGCTCAATCTCCGCAGCGTGTTCCTCTGCAAACTTCTCCATAACTTCAAGTGATGTTCCTTCGTTGTCAGAGATTTCTTTTGCTGAAAGTCCGTAAGCGAAACTCTTAATTGTTTCTTTAATTGTCTGTTCTGTCATGATTCTTCTCCTTTCTTGCACTGGTGCAATTCCTGTACCACTTCTTCCGGAAGCTCCTCTGTCATATCATCCAGGAACTTCTGGATCCATCTCTTAATCTTTGTCGGAACCGGAAGACCGCACAATGTCATATTCTTCAAAATGCTGACCAATTCATATAAAATGAATAACAAACTGAAAAATTCGCAGATTCCCATCTTGTCAATACCAAGAAGCTGTACATACTCCTCAGGTACCATGCTTAATACATTAATATGCATGATCACATCCGTTGCCATAAGGAAGCATACCGACAAGAGCATTCCCGCTTTCCGAATTGCTCCATCGATTCCTACGCAGCTGTTGAATTTGTGTTCTTTAATCGCCCTGAGTACGCCAAGTATCGTATCTAAGGCAACCGCTATCAGCAAAATTTTTACAAATGAATTGCTTGACAGCAATGTGATAATCTTATCCATCATTTCAATCCTTCCTTTCTAAAATTTATATTTTGGCCGTTTTTCTCCCCACAGTAAGTATCTTATCCAATCATCCAGATAGACAGCCACAGCTGACAGAAAGAACCACAGCACCGTGAACTGTGGGCAAATCTGTCCAAGCAGATTTCCTGGGAGAGTACTGTAGTCCCATACATTCCATCCTAATATAATGTTCACTATGATCCCGGAAATCAGTTCTAGACCTGTTATAATCCCTGCTCCTGCTGCCATCTGCCACCGCATCAGAATCTCTTTTTTCTTATGCTCATTGATACATCCAATCAAATAGAATGCTAATCCCCCCACGAAGAACATTGTCCAGTGGCTTCTACCTCTGGCGATCAGTTCAATTAATACATAGATGGTTCCGCCAATTCCAAATAGAATCAGCGGTCTTACCCATTTCATACGTTTTGAGCCGCAATCATTGTTTTCAATGGCTCTGATTGATATTCTTCCGGAATAGTCATTCCATAAGTTACCTTTTCTACTTCTTCGATTTCTGTCAATGCTCTGATATAGATTCTCAAATCTCTGAAATATGTAACGTGCCATGTTACATATTCCATTGCCGTTGCAGTAATTTTAGCCATATCCGCATTGCTATAGAACTTGCAATGTTCCTCATCATCTGAAGTATGCCACGGAATGTTCTGCTCTCCTGCTGCAACTTGTCCCTGCAATCCTATAAGGCTCGTCTGATCTCTCTCCGTTAATGCGAAATGCTCCGTACTTCCATCTGTAAGCACCACATCCACACCTTCCGCTATCACAGCCTGCTGCGCTGCATTCATCTCACTTACTTTCGCTTCCTGGATCTCTTCTAATGTTGGAACATATGGCTCCGGTTCTGGCTCTGGATCCGGCTCTACATATACACTTCCATCATTCGACAAAATATATCCATCTTCCACAGTTTTATACAATGTAGTATATGTTTCGTATTTTCCATAAACCTGTCCATCATTTGTCACGAGATGAAATCCCGACAGATTCTGCAATACACCCTCGATTTTCACGTGATGGAGATCTTGAACTGTTACAGTTCCCATCACTGGTTCTTCTTGATTTAAAAAAAGTATGTTCATTTGTTTTCCTTTCTAGTGGAATCCTTAATTAAATGGCAAATTTATAGTTGACTTTGGAAGCAACTATATGAAATACGGCAACGGTCTCCTTATTCAGTTGGGAACAGCTACATTTCCAGGTGAAGCATCTGGAGGAAAAGGATTTGCTACAATCAATTTCCCAAAAACATTTGCAAATACATCATATACATTGATTGCAACAGCTAAATATCCTGGAAGTACACTCCCAGCCTTTCTCATATCAACGAATGTCAACAGCGTCTCAAAAGCATATGTATATGCGAGAACTACAAGTATGTCTGCGGTAACTGGTACAGAATGCAGCTGGCTGGCTATTGGTCAATGGAAATAAAATAACTGTCAGATTTTAACAATATTCAGTCTGCAACCACCAGAGGTTTTGATTGTAGATCCTGAATTCTGACATACCGTAAAACGTAATGTATCCCCTGCACTGAAAGGACACAAAAAGATATAATTTGCCCCAGCGTAACTTCTAATGGTTTTTGGCTGTCGAGATTGTTCGTTACCATTTCGCTCTATCTTTCCATAGAGAGACATAAGCCCACTGATTCCATCAGCAAAGTTTATAAGTGCATGAATTAAATAGACGCCATCTTCAGGAACTGTAAAATAATGTAAATAGTTTGTATTATCATAGGTATACATTAATCCGATATCATCATGTACTTTGGTACCAAAATCTGTGCCTTGGAAGCTACTGCCATTTGACGCAATGTTGTATGGCCCTGAGTTTCCATATACAGCCGCCTTTACTCTTTTGCCATTTAATTCAGTAATCTGATCCTCAATCTTCTTCCCCTGTCGTGCATCAAGCGCATACCCGGCCTCTGTCGTAAGCAGATTATTAATCACATTTGCAATGTTCAGTTTCTTTCCATCCAGTACTTTTCCCTGATAAGCATCCAACACAGAACTTCCTGCTGCTGAAGTTGTCAAATTATTCGCCACTGCTCTGAATGCGGACGTTCCCAGATCTGCGAAGTACTTTGCGATCTTTCCGAGAATAATTGACATCTTCTCATTGCTTGCTATATTCTCCCTCGTTGATGCCTTTGTGAACGCTACCTGTGTATTAGCATCTACTTTTCCTGTTGGCCCCTGAGGACCTGTCGGGCCTGTCGGTCCCGTGTCCCCTTTCGGTCCGGTTGCTCCGGTTGGCCCAGTTGCTCCAGTTGGTCCTTGTGAGCCTGTTGCTCCTTTTGCACCCTGTGGACCTTTCAGATTTCCTGTATATACCCACTTAGCCACAGAAGCTGCTCCTCCTACAGTACATCTATATGTATTTCCCGTTGCTGTGTTCAGGTAATTGTCGTTCACAATGGCATCTGTGATTCCTGAACTGGAAAATACTGTTGCCGTCGTGCTTGTTCCCGTGATTGCCGTTCCCTGTGTCCAGCGGCTTCCTCTGGTTCCGGTTGGTCCAGTAGGTCCAACCACCTGTCCTAGATCAATCTGTCTTGCTGCCATTGTATATTCCTCCTAGCTTTCATATACTGCGATCAAGTGTCCATTGCTGATCTTGAATGTCGGAGTCTGTCCATCCTTACCGGTTGCTCCTGTCGCTCCTTTTGCACCCTGTGGGCCTGTCGCTCCTTTTGCACCCTGTGGGCCTGTCGCTCCGGTTGCACCTGTATCTCCTTTTGCTCCCGTATTTCCTTTCAGGCTTCCTGTATATACCCACTTAGCCACAGAAGCTGCTCCTCCTACAGTACATCTATATGTATACCCAGTAGATGTGTTCAGATACATATCATTCACTAATGCATCTGTAATTCCTGAACCTGAAAATACTGTTGCTGTTGTACTTGTTTCCGTAATTGCTGTTCCTGCGTTCCATCTGCTGCCACGTGTTCCAGTTGCTCCTTTTTCTCCCTGTGGCCCCTGTGGTCCAATAATCGATCCTAAATCTACCTCTCTTGCCATGTTTCTTTTCCTTCCTTTCTTTTGAAAAAATTTATAATAAAAAACACCAGCCGAAGCCAGTGCTTTCTATCCTATAAATATATTGCGATCAGATGTCCATCTCGTACTTCAAATTCCGGTGGTTTTCCATCTTTTCCTTTCAGATCTTCCAATGGAACAAGATCATTCCAGTCATTTTGATTTGTATATCTCCATTGCAGAGCTGTACCATTGTTCCGGATCTCAATCTCATTTCCTCCGGATGTATTTATTCTTACCTTATCTCCTACCGGTTGGCCTTGAGACATAAGCTGCAGATTGCCATCTGTGATGGTGATATTGTTGGCTTTTGTTTGCAGAAATTCTAATACCTGTTTTAACACTTGGTTTTCATTTGATGCGTTGTAGTCAATTGGTTTTTTTCTCTTGATTACCGGAAGTCTTACTCTCCCAATGGTTTTTCCTTCCTCTGAACTTGATATATAGATATAAGCATCTATATCTTCTCCTTCCGTCAAGAAATCATTTGGAATATCTGCTATAATCTTGTCACATATCACAGTTGCTTCAATAATTTTCGCCGGCCTACATCCGCGCCAATATGAGAAATGGACTTCTACAGCCTCTTGTTCAGATGGTAGGTTAAGTCCCTGAATCTGCAGTTTCTGTCCATAATCCCATTGTGTCAACCCGTATGCAGTCTTTTCTTTTTCTCCCTCTTCGAAATATACTCTTATCATGCTGTCACCTCCAATACATATTTCAATCTTCCATCCACAATTTTCAGCGGTGGGGCTGTATCATATGAGTTGTATGTCAGGATAAGATGTCCAGATTCTACCGACATTGCAAATACTCCCGGATCTAATGATGTGATTACTGCATTCGCATCTTTTCCTGCCGGCCCTTGTGGTCCAACTGGTCCGATATCACCTCTTGGACCCTTTTCTCCGTCTTTTCCTGGTTCTCCCTGAATCCCCTGTTTGCCCTGCGGGCCAGTTGCTCCGGTTGCTCCTCGGAAATCTCCATTTTGTATCTTCTTTGTTAGTGTCTCACTAATCTCTTCCGCTGTCTTTGCAGCATTCTCAGCATGCTTTGTAGCTTCTTCCATGCCTTTTATGAAGTTGTTCATCCATCCAGCTTCATTCTCGCTTTCCGGAACATCTCCTTCACTGAAATTCCGATGTACTTCTATCGGCTGATCGAATGTTACAAGCGTCTCCTCATCCATTGTGAGTACAATCTGAAGCACACTTTTTCCAAGTTCTGCGAATGTCTGGTCTTTCACAATCACCCTCACGGTATTCTCAATGATCGGGCATACATTATATGTTGCTTTTTTTGACGGCTTCAACACGAATGCTTTTGCCGTTGCCCCTTCCGGAATCTCATAATCCCGGAAATGGAAATAGATTGGGAGAGCATTCGTCCCTCTTACATAATCAATCTTTTCCTTAATCCTGTTCTCCAGCACATAGACATCTCGTTCTATATAGTTCACTTTTCTCCTCCTTATCCAGGAATCCATCTGACGATATACAACCCTTGCACCGGTGCAACTCCGCCTCCCGGATATCTCAGCACATACTTCCACGGAAAGTTATAGTATCCATGCACATGAATCTCTTTTCCGGTCTGATCTCCGGTCTGTCCTCCGGTAATTCCACCGAATTCGTTCTGTGAAGCAGCAACCAGCTGACCATTCCCAAGTGACATTTCTGTATGGTTTCCTGGTTTTAACAGGACGTCCCCCCGGATCAGCCCTGATCCGGTGGCTAGATTGACCTGTGAAGTCACATCCTTGAAGCCTGCTGCCAGAAACACATCATACATTGTTCCTGTAGCTGGTGTGTATCCTGGCCTCGTATTCAGCCCTGCATTGTAGTATGCCCAGCAGATTAATGAGGAACAATCGTAATCTGGTCCGTCTCTGTGCGCCTGATCGTATCCATGACTGTTATCGTTCGCAATCGATATTGCCCATTCCACTGCCTTTTCAATAACCTGACTCCCGGCATCGTATTTCTGCAAGTAGTTATACCACTTTCTTGCGCAGCTCCGTCTTTCGGATTCAACCTCTACACCGGCACGCTCGAAGTTCTTCAGGAAGGCACTGGCCAAGTATTCCGGAGACTCTGAACTGCTCTTGAACTGTTCCCAAGTCATTCTATAAGCACTGGTGGAAATCCACTGACCTTTCGATGCTGACAGTGCATCAATCCAATAGAGCTGACCATTAGGATCCGTGATATCGTACTCGTTTGAGTTCGCCCAGTCTGTGTAATTTGTAGCCGGTGTCCACTGGACAAGTCCGTATCCTCCACTGTAATTCCCGTATTTCAGACTCTGCCACAAACCCGGATTGATGTTTGACTCTTTCTCCATATTGCCGAGAATGCCGCCGATCGCGTTCAGCGTCCATCCTTTAGCTGAGAAATACTTCCATACTTCATAAGCATTTCCTTGCATCTGCGATTCGCTCAGATAGTTATTGCTTATTGTCCAAGCCATCAGAACGCACCTTCTTTCGTTGTACCACCCATGAGGAAGCCTTTTCTGAAATCGAGATACGTTCCGTCAGAGAACACTGCACGTCCAGTCTTTCCTGCATAACCGTCTGGTCCGATTTTGTCAGTATCAAAATATATTTCATCACCAAATATTCTCATCAGCGTATGTGAATCTGTTGCATCTTCAAACGTTCCTCCGTATCGAACCACAATTGCATCTCCTGACCTTTCTATGAATATAGGATTGCTTTTATCTCTCTCGGAAAACATAATTGAACCGGATTTTATTTCTGTTCTTCTGTTCAATCCACCAACATTCTCACATACATAACTTCCAATAGCATAGACTCCATCCTTGTCAAGACGGACGATTTCTTTTCCGCTTGCATTCAGGACTCTTGCAATACCGTTTCCGTTATCCTCGCCTCCAAGCTCCAGTGTTCCGCCCTTGATTCGGTCAGCAAGCATCGTTCCGGCAACGATGAAATCTGCGAAGAATCCCTGTCCTGTTCCGAAGGTACTCCACTTCCAATCTCTTCCATCTGCTGTGCGCTCTGAAGCGATCTCGAATCCCAATGTTCCAAGACACATAGCACCAAACGTTTCAGACTTCGGATCAAGATCTTCAAAAAGAATTGCCCTTACCGTCTGCTTTTTTGCGACCGTAGACTGTGCTTTCATCTGAGCCTTAACGCCATTGATGATTCCTTGGATCTGCTGCCCGATCACAGTTCCATCTGAACGGATTGACTGGTCAACCCGGCTCATTACGGAAGAAACATTGTTCAGAAAATTGTATTGAAACTCTCCTAATTTCACAAATGTCAACTTGTTCCTAACCGCATCCCATTCCAACTCAATCACTCTTGCATCTGACTTAATTCCAAGTTTTGAGTGATTACAGTGCACGGTATCTCCTAGTGATACCATTTCCAGGCTTTTTACATCTTCGTATAGTTCTGTATTCTGCAGAAGCTCCATGTCTGCTTCAATGGTTACTTTCGGCTTATCCACACCTGCGTCATATTGTTCCTGGCATTTCTTTTTCAACGCTTCCTCTAGTTGTTTCTGTGTTTCACATATTGTCACTCCGTTCTCTTCGTCATCCTCCTGCGCATCTTCACGCATTTTCACATCCTCGAACTTCATTGTTCTGTAATGTATTGTCGGATATTTTTCAATCAGAGGTGAGTCCACCCACGGTGTGTCTCCCTCGATCCTATATCTATTGTAAGATTTTGGAATAATCCTTGTAACAACTTCACTCATGTCTACCGTCTCTGAAAAGCCATCCTTAACTATGTTTTTTCCATACATCACCTGTACACCATAGTCTCCTCCTGCTTTTTCATTGATGATCACTTGATAATTATCATACAGGATTTCCCCACCCCATCTGGAAACAAATGCATTATCATCACTTCCATTGATTGCCTCTATCAGGTTCATCGTCTGATAATAGGCTGTTGATACCTTCTTGATGTCCGATTTTGCCTGATATTGCGGAGTTTTCTCTGTCATAATGTCCAGAGCCTCCTGTCCACTTTTGTTTGTTGGCCTGACATCTACCAGGAAACAATCTTCTTTAGCATCCATAAAAATAGGAGTAAGTTCTGCACTTACCCCCGAATCTTTCTTTTCTTTGCTTCTTATCCGAAATAGTTGGATTCCATTAAAAGATGGCATTTTCACTACTGCATTTTCCTCAATGTACTTCCATCTTCCTTCTGGGTCAATCGGATGTTCTATATTCGCTGTCCATTCTCCATTGAGGATGACATGAATAATGGCTTCTTCCGGAAGCAGTGTCATATCTCCATTATGCCTATAATCTATATTATCCTGTCTGTATATCTGAATCATAAGCACCTCCAGTTTGGAATCACTTTCAGCTCGAATCCATCTGTGATTGCTATATCATTCATTCCTTCCTGTAGCACAAGATCGTCATAATCTCCAAATACCGCTGTATTGCTCAGTGTTCCATCTTCGCGGTAAGCCAGCTTTCTGTCTGTATCAATCGTCAGATTCTGTCCAACATCAGCTTCCATTCTCTTCCCATTGACTATCAGGCTGCATCTTCCTTCTCCATAGATTTTGTAAGTTGGGTAAGATATCTCGTATGGATTCCTCTTCACTTCTTCCGCCGAATGAGGATGCTGTCCCTTGTCCAGATACCGCAGACCATCCTTTGTTGTGAAGGTTGCTGTAAAATTGCAGATTCTCTCACTTGTATGCTCTGCTTCATCCATCTGAACTTTCAGGATTTTATAGAAATGCCCCGGATCTGTTCCAAGTCTTAGCTTCTTATTTCTTCCAGACAGCCACTTTCGTGCTTTTCCAAGACGATTCTCCCAATCTTCACTCTTTCCTATAAAATTGAATGATATCTTAATCTCTGTTGATTCGTATCCACCATCCAACAGATACATGGTTCCATCACTCCCCGGTATTTCTATCGAAGATTCTTTTCTTACTGCTGTTGGCATTGAAGGAAGCTCTTTCGCATAGATCTCCATGCTTGAGCCTGATATTCCGTTGTATTCTACTTCCATCATGCTCCCGCGGCTCCTCTCTTCCACTTAATGTTCTGAGACATCTTCTTAATCACCGCATCCGTAAGGATCTCAGCAAGCTTCTTGTCTCCAAGCGCAATGTTATTTTCAATCACGAACGTAAGTTCTGACAGTGCTTCTGCAATTAATTGAGCAAGTGCTGCGTTATTTGCCTGCATCTCATCACGGATATATGTCTTCAGCAAGTCGATTGGAAGAACTGCCTCTGCTCCTGCTTCGCCACCGCCCATTGCTCTATCTCCGTTCATGCCGAAAATAGTTGGGCTGTTCAAGATACCACCGTTTGCGTACCAGTCAACCGAGAATTTCGGAACTTTTGGTGGAACAAGCGACCATTCTCCACTTGCCTTGAAATGTGGAAGTTTAATTTTGGGAAGTTTCCATTCAAAGTTGAAAAATCCCTTGATTTTGTCGATTACTCCCTTGATGAAATCACAAATCGATACAAACACTGCATTGACTCCGTCTCTGAACCACTCGCATTTTGTGTAGAGTGTAACAAAAATTGCAATTAGTGCAACAACAGCTGCAATAACCAAAAAGATGGGATTTGCCATAAGAATTGCGTTAAATGCTGCGAAGGCTGTTTTTGCCCCACTGATGGTTGGTGTTAGCTTTGACGTTACATCAATCACAGTGGACACACCACCAGAAACCTTGCTGATTATACTGAAGACGGGCCCTAGTGCTGCAACCAACAGCGCACACTTTATAATCATTTCCTGTGTACCAGGAGACAGTGAATTCCAACTACCAATGATGTCATGAAGAATCGGAGTGACAATGTGTAAACAATCCGCAAGGACTGGTCCTAATGCATTTCCAACTTCAAATCCAGCATCTTTCAATTCGTTCAGTGTCAATTTAAACTGGTCAGCCGGATCCAGTGTAGCTTCAAATGTATCGTTGACACTTCCGAGGTTATCATTGAGCGATGCGCCTAATTCGTCAAAGTTTAGCTTTCCACTTTGGCAGAACTCTGCGAGTGCTGGACCAGCTTTCGCTCCGAACAGCTCAACCGCAGCATTGTAAGCCTCAGAAGAACTCTCTGCATTAACCATCGTATCTTGCAGTTCTGACAGCGCATCTTTCATGCTCTTGCCCTCTTTTGATGCATTAACAAGGGCTTTCTTAAGTCCTGCCATAACTGCACTTGTGTCAACCCCTGACGTCTCGCACTGACCGAGAAATGTAGCAGCGTCTGCTGCAGACATCCCTAGTTCCTTGAGTGATGCTGCGTTGCTCACCATCGATGTGGATAGAGTATCCATTGAGATTCCAGTATCCTGTCCGACTTTGTTCATTGTGTCGAGCAATGCGCCAGCATCTTCAGCTGTCAGATTGAATGCCTCAATAACTTTCTGAGTGTTATCAACGGAAGAAGATACGTCTGTATCATTTAATTCGGCGAACCGAACAAACTTTGCTGATAAGTCTTCCAGTTCTTGTCCTGTGAGATGGAATCGTGTGTTGACCTCTCCAACAGCAGAACCAGCTGTCGTAAAGTCTGTTGGAATGGTTTTTGCGATATTTCTTGCGGAATCCTGCATTTCTTCCAGTGCATCGCCAGTAGCTCCTGTCTTCTGCACGATGATGTCCATCCCCTCATCGACCTGCGCCCATGCTGCCATGATGCCTGCGCCTGCTGCCGCAACTGGAGCCGTCACATTCTTTGTGAGAGAACTTCCAATCTTTCCGGTGGTATCGCTGAAGTCCTTAACCTTCTTGGAGTAATCTTCCAGTGTCGCAGCACCGCTTTCCAGCTTCTTATTTACATCTTCAAGTCCGCTCTTGTAGTTATTCAGAGATGCTTTTGCATTATCCAGCTGCTGCCTTGTTTTGGAGATAGCAGCTTCGTCTCGCACTTGTGCATTCTCCTGTGCTTTCAAGATTTCTGTCAGCCTATCGACTTTCTGCGTATACGCTTCTGTCTGATTCTGTAGATATTCCTGCGTCGCTCTCAGTTTATCGGCTGACGATGTACTTTTATCCCATTCAGACTTTGCAAGTTTAAAGGCTGACCTGTTCTCATTGACCGCATTGTTTACATCTGTCAGTGATTTTCTAAAGTCAACCGCTCCATCTGCTTTGAAGGTCAACCCGACAGTTTTCAATCCGTCATTACTAGCCAATCAAAGCACCTCCCTTCCGTTTTTCTAGTTCTGTGAATACTTCCAGGCATTCATTAAAAAAGATAGGATCTGAGTTCCAAAATTCATCTTCACTCATTCCCATCTTTCTTGCACACACCATGTATTCTGCCCAGTCGATGTCCATTACCTTGCTGACTCCTTCGTCCTCGGAGCAACAGACTTCTTCGCCTGTTCTTTTTTTTTATATTCGTTGAGTCTTTTTTCAAACTCCTTGAAAATCTCACGGATGCTGTCGGCATCCATCGGAGTCAGCATCATTGCCTCTTCCTCGTCTACTTTGAGACCGTTCGACCGAAGAATCACGTAGATCATTTTGCCTGCAAGTTCGACATTCTCCTCTTCAGTCAGATCTTCCTCTGTTCTTCCGTCCAGTTTTTTGTCAATCCCATTCATTTTTATCAGATATAAAGTGTAATAATTAACTTTTACTTCCAGTTTTGATCCGTCTGTTAATTTAATCAGCTTGGATTTCATATGATCACGCTCCTACCACTGTTGTAAGATCTGCATCCGTCAGAATCGGTTTTGCGAAGAACTTCTCTTCTGTAAGTCCTGCCGGTGCCGTGGACTCTGTGACCTTGCTCACGATGTTTCCTTCTGCATCAAACGGATATGCCCTGATCTTGATCGTGTCTGTCTGCTCACTTGCTTTTTCCTCAGATGTAACAATATCATCGGAGTTCTCAACAAGCTTGCATTTTGGGAACCACTCGTAACGAGATTTTCCATTTTTCAGTTTTACAACCTTACCGAAAGCGAAGAATGGTCTTTCACTCTTTCCACCAGCAAGGATAAGTCCACCTGTTCCTTTTGTTTCTCCGCGCATTTTGGAAATTGTGTCGTCTGGGAATGCGATCACAGACACTTCGATGTCAATACTAGACATTGGTGAGTCTGAATCGTAGATTTTTCCAGATGCATACACATCGCTTGTCTCTGAGTTTTCAGTTACTTTGACACTTTTAACAACCTCTGTTTTTTCAACATCAGCTTCGTAAGTACCGTCGTACTCTCCGCCCTCTGTTGTGTTTGCAAAACACATATACTGTGCACCGACTGTCTGTTTCATAGCCGGTTTTTTTGTATTAATAGCCATTTATTAGCCTCCTAACCGAAGATGGATTCTGCCATCTTCTTATAGTATTTTTCTTTGTTTCTTTCAAAGAGTGGCTTCAAGTGTACCCTTGCTGCCATCTTCCTGGTTCCATGCTCAAGCATTGGACCGTAATACTTGCCCCATCCAACTTTGATTCCGCTGTCAGTTCTTTCCAGTGCAAATGTATTCACGATATGCGTATACCCTGCTTTGGTAATCTGACTTCGTGGTTTTGGGAGTCTAAGAAGGTCATTAACGAACTCCTTCGCTCCCTCTTCCACTGCGTCAAGTGCTTTGTCAGAGCTTACATTCTCAGAATACTGTTTCAACAGTTCCTCGAAATCTTCAAATCCTCCACCGTCAAAGGTTATCTCGCTACTCATCCAATCACTCCATCAGTTGTTATTGAAAAATAAGAGTGCCATACACGGTCTTCTGTCACGTATTCGTGAGCAATGGTCGGATGGTAGCCAAGCTCATTCAGGCGTTTTTTCAGTTCGATTAACTTTGGATTACGAGGTTTCTTTGCGTAAATACTAATCTGCCATGTGATTTCATTCTCATAATCATCACCAGATGCCATTGCGTCTTCCCACATGATTTCCCAGTAATCAATTCTCGGAAATACTTTTTCATTTTTGAGACTACTGACCCCCTCGTTAACAGGACAGCCTATATCGTGCAGAATCTCACTTAATTCTTTCTGTGTCATTGATTACCTCTCTTTCATATGCCGGTGTCTTCAATGTCAATTCCGACTCCCTGAAACCGTCTTTTGTGGTGGTATGTGCTACGTTGTAGACCTCATGTTGTTCTCCGTCAATGATGCAGACGCACTTACTATCCACACCTTTAAATTGTGGTATTGCGAGCTTCATGGTCACTTCCACGCTATCCGCTGAAAGCTTTGCTCTGGTGGTGTCATACACCGAAAGTTCTCGATACCACACTTTCAATCCAATGCGTTCAAGTTTTTCTTCCGGATAGTCCCCTGATTCATCGTTTACTATCCTGCGAATCTCAAGGACTCCGTCTACATACTCAGGCATTGCCATTCGCACTCACCTCCGTCTCCATTTGCCATGTAAGAATCACGCTTGAATAATTATTCATGAATTCGCTAACTCTGTGGTGGTAAGCATAATATACATAGTTTTTCAGCAGCATCCTATATGTGAGATCTGTCGTTATACTACAGCCTGGATTCAATCTCCCGACTGTATACTCTCCTTCTTTGATGAGATTGATCAATTGATCGTCATCATAGTAAGGAGGAATCTGGAACTCTTTGAGTACTTCATCTACCAGCGTGGCTAATTCTTCATTACTCATATCTTATCCCTTACTGCTTTGGCACCGTTACCTGTGTTACTGGGAGAACATACTCCTCAAGTTTTGTTACGTCAAAAATAACTGCAACATTGTCATCCACAGCTCTACCGTTTGCATGGCATTTAGCTACGATAAGGTCTGCATCCTCAATCGCTTTTGTCTGATCATACTCGTCAACGCGAACTCCTGCTGTTCCCATTGTGTAGTATCCGGCGATTGTAAATGCAGCTTTTCCTTTTGGACAGTTGGCATCAACAATTTTTTCGATGTCAATGAATGACTTGTTGACATATCCGCCTGTCAGAGCCTCTCCGTACATACACGGATCCACATATTCTGCTTCGTCTGACGGATTGCAGATAAGATAGAGCTTATCAACCACACGTTTTCCATCATTAGTAAGAGTTTTTCTCACCGGAGCAAGTCCTTTCGGAGAGAATTTTGTAACCGTAGTGAGAACAGTTTTTGCTTTATTTGTTCCGGCTGACTCTACGTTTCCAATCTGACGAAAGATTCCGATTGGACCTGTCTTTCCATCTCCATCGAGGTATCCTTTTACAAGTCCGTCCTGCATGGCCTCAGACAGAATAGCCATGAAATATCTGTCAACGAATTCCATAGACAGCTCTCTGATTGATTTTGGAATAACAAGGTAAGCTGTGAGCTTGTGAAGGTCAATATTCAGAGCTGTTACCTCTGCTGAAAGTTCGCCTTTGATAGCGTCCGTAAGAGGACCCCAAACCGCTGCACCTGAATGAGATGCCACAATCCATTTCTTCACGTTTGCCGGTGCCATATTTACAAGTTTCAGGATTGGCGATGTTTTCTTAACATCATCCAGTGTACGATCAATAATCTCTGTCGGAATGATGTCGATCTGATTTGCTGTGAACGCCTGCTTGATGTCCTTAAAATTCTCGTAGAATTTCTTTTCTTTCTGAGACAGGTTACGGAGTCCAAGCTGTCTCTTGTAATCTGCATCTCTGCTTGCTCTTTCTGCCTCTGCTACTACCTGCTGAATCAGATCGGCGTGCATTGCTTCATCGATCATTTCAATTGACTGCATAATTGCTTCCGCTTTCTGATCTGCCGGTGCATTGTCCAGAAGCTGTTTCACTTTGTCTTTTACTTCCTGGCTTAAATCTTCAATCCTCATTCTTCATTTCCTCCTAACCAAAAAATGCACCCCAACCGGTGCTATCCTTTTCTTCCGTCTTTTCTTTTTTCTTATGAGTCAGCTGATAGAACTCAGCTAACTGCTTCTGATGCTCATTTCTGCTTTTCAGTTCCATCTGAAGTGCCTTGTTTTCTTTGATTACCTCCTGCAGTTTCATATCCGGATCTTCCACCTTCTGCGCAACGCCAATCTCATCAATCAAGCCATACTCCAGAGCCTTCTGTGGAGATAAGGTTGTAGTCTTATGCATCATCTCCCGGAGCTCTTCTTCTGAAACCGTAGCCCGCTGCATGAACAGAGCCACACAACTGTCCATTGCTACATCCAGATTGTCTGCTTCTGCCCTCAGATCTGCTGCATTTCCTGTAACTGTCTCCCACATATCATGAATAATGGCTGTTGTTCCCTGTCCCATGATACGCTTATCACACGCCTGCAAAATTGTAAATGCGATAGAATGACATCCGCCCATTACAATTCCCGTCTTATAGGATCCATGCTGTTGAAGCATGTTGTAAATGGCTGTCCCCTGGTCTACGCTTCCACCATTGCTGTTGAAATAGATCTTGATCTCATCTGTTTCCGGAATGGCATCCAGAAGTTCCTTGAAATGCTTGGCTGATGTCTCAGAGTCATCATACTGCCATGTATCCCAATTGAACGGACCAATTTTTCTAATCTCATCAAAAATGAAAATCTCATGCACGTTATCCGTTTGCTGGAATCTATACACAACTTTTTTCTGTTCCATGTTCTTTTCCTTTCCCTGTTATTACTGTTTAACGGACAGCTCCGAGATAATTGGATCACCTCCTATGAATCAGGTTTCTTGTGCCGCATTGTTGCTTCCCTCCCCTCCGTAATTCTTTGTCAGAGCTCGCTCTGTACTGAATTCTGTATTGAGTAACGGATATCCAACCATCCCTCTGATTTCGTCGAGATGGAATCCAATTCCTCTGAGTTTATCAAGATTTACTGCACTGTCTACAACATCAACATGTTTAAAGCGTGCAAGCCATACCATGACTTTCTCGTTTTTACTGCAGTAATCATCCTCTCCGACAACATAAGCTGTCAAAGTATCATTTATCGCTTCTGCTACCGGACTGACAGCATATGTGATAAATTCATTTGTTGCGTCTGATTTTTCTGTGATATTGCCATTAAATACAGCCTCTGGAATGTCGAAAGCATTTGCCACCTCGTTATTGATCTGCAAAGCCATCTTTGTCAGTTCTTCAGCTTTCACTGCTGTATTTATTTGCAGCTGTTCCACGGATACATTCTCTTGTTCTGTTAAAACTTCAAGGGCATCTGACGTCAGTAGTTTTTTAATTTTTAAAACATACTGGTCTTTTGTCATTACCTTGTCTGTACCATCTGCCTGCTTTTCTCTGAATGATAATGCATTCGTTCCAAGCTTCAGTTTGAATCTCGGTTGGCTGGACAGCTGCATCATTGCATTAATGGAATCCATCGTCTTATCAAATTGCCCTACTACATTCTGTAAGTACAATCGAATCCTTGCATTGTCATATCTTAGATGAATCACTTCATCAGATTGAAATGTGCTGAAAATTGTAAGATTTTCACCTCCGCAGCTTAACATCACATCTTTGTAAACTCGCTTCGCCATCACTTCATTCGTGTGTGACCATGATGTTGCTCTGTAATATTTACCTTTTAGCGGAATAATCAGAGCTTCTTGTTCTGTTAGCAGCTGCTTAACCACTTCCGTCCAGAACACTGTTCCACATTCATGGTCATTTGGCTGTACATTTAGCCTGTATTCTTTCTTATTTTTTTCTTTGCTCTCCGTCTGGATCAGTATGTCAGACTTCGCTATTGCCTTGGCGATCATCGTAATTGCTTTCTCGATGGCAAGCTTTGAAAGATTCAGCTTTTCCATGTCAATTGCAATGATTTCTGCTAAAGACTGTATCTCTTTATTTCTGTCTTGAAATAAAAAATCAAACATTTTCTCTTTCTCCTATTAAACATAGATTATCTGAACTTCCAGCTCATCCTTGCAGAACATAGCCACATCAAAAGCCATAAATCCATCATTTTTTCTCAATTTCGGTTCTATCTTGCCGAAATTTTTATTTCCAAACTTATCCTCGCTCACGCTTGTGTTATTCGTGTACCACCGCATGATTGCTGATGGTCCGAAGTTGATCATCCCCTGTGAGAACATAGACTGGATGAACGGTGCGATGATCCCAGTGGCTGATGTTATCTTTCGAATCAGTCTGACAATGCCATGCGGATTCTTCTTGTCTTCAATCGTGAGTCCTCTTTCCTCAAAGGCTTGCTTGAACAAGGTGTATCTATATGTGTCCATTGCGATTTTCTTAACTTCGTAGCTTCGCATCTGCTCCATGCACCAATCAGCAATTAGATTCACGTCAATTACTGGTCCAGGAACAACTTCAAAGTCCTCAAATTCTGCTTGTCCAGCATTTCGCAATGGAAATTTAATGGAATCAATAAACGGAGAGTCTGCACAGATCCATGTGTGTTGTCTCCATATCCATTCTCCATCATCTGTCTTGGTCAGAATACCTGCAGACGCGAAGTCGCGCACATCCGCATAGTCAATGCCGATCACTGCTGCCTGTCCTCGCGTGTCCAATGTTATCCGCGGAATCTTTCGTTCCAGTTCTTCCATTGTCTCGCCTTCATAACATGCTCTCAGGACATTTTGCCATGTTGTGACCGTCTCCTCTTCCTTTCGTGCCGATCTGTCCATTCGTTTTGTAATAAATTCAGCACGCTTTGACGGAATCTTCTTCATTTCCAGATAATCATGCATGATCTGATTCGCAAGAATCGGCATATATTCCATCGACGGATTCGCCTTATGCCATGCCTCCGGATCATCAACTTCCTTCATGTCATCAATCTCGCAAATAAAAGGGAAGTACCCTAGCAGATTCTCTCCCGTCTCCAAGATTTCTGCACACATTGCCGAAATTTCATCCAGCGGACCGTCTCTGACATAGCCATCTGTTGTGATAATAAACTCTCTCGAATGCTTGACCTTACCAAAAGAGGATTCAAATACATTGATCTGGTCATAGTTCTCGTAGGCATGGATTTCGTTCAGGACAAGACATCCTGTTCGCTTACCATCCTTGGTCTTTGCGTTCGAAGTGTTGTATTTCATCTCCGATCCTGTTGCCAGGTTCGTGATAAGTTCCTTTGTGACCGAAAACTTTCCCTTGAATTTTGGATTATCATGTAGCATGTCATAAGCTACCTTGAATGTGTCCTTAACCTGGCTCTCTGAGTTCGCCACAATTTCAACATGGTAATTTTTCACTCCGTAGAGCGGAGTCTGAAAGAAATTTACCAGCGGCACGATGAATCCATCTTTACCATTTCCACGCCCTTCCTTGATGAAGAACTTTGAAAATACTGGAATGTCATCCACATACATAAATGCAAAGGCATAAATGAACTTTTGGAATGGAAATAGTTCGTAGTAATTTGTTTTGCAGTACTGTAGACAGTTCCTATATGTTTTTTCATCAAAAAAAACATCGTTTCGCTTCAATGTCGGCTTCACGATGTTTTCTATCAGTAATTTTCTCTTTTTATTTATCCATTTCGGATGCTCTTCGGCATATTTGAGATAGTCATCAATTTCCTTACAAGTAACCATCAGTCGATTGCTCCGGTTCCGGAATTGGTTCTTTCAGTTTCAGGTCTGCAAGAATCTTTAACATGGTTGCTGTAGTCTTCTGCAGATTGACCACAGATTCATTCGCTTTTTCTACGCTGACACCATTCCCATTGATGGTCTCATATCGGATTCCTTTTTTCCTAATATCTGCAATCAGTCTCTTTTTCAGTGACCAATAAAATACATAATCATTGACCAAATCATTGTAGAATTCTGCGTTCATCCCTCGCAGCTTCAACTGCTTTACTAACGATTCTTTTACCTCCGTCTGTGTCAGTGTTTTCTTCCCCTGAGTCAATCTTTTCACCACCTTTTTCACTCAAATCATGCCATTTTTATCAATTTTTCACTTCTTTTTTCGCTCTTTTTAAGCCTTTTTTGAAGTTGTCTGAAAACTTTCCTTCTTATAGTGAGTCCTGAAATTTGACCACCCCTGCCCTTTTCACGCGAGATTTTAAAATTTCTCCAGAGTCATGGCTACATCCCCGTTCTTCACTCAGGAAAAATCGCTGAGAATTTACCGGGGGGTCTATTTAAAAATTGATGACAGCTGCGGACTCGAACCGCACATGCGACGGCTTGCACCGTCCGCTTGTCTCCTCCTAAGCTGTGTCTGCCCTCAGTGTAGCTACCATCTTTCTTTGCTCGCAAGCTTCTTCTTTCTTTGGAATCTTCTTGGAGTCCTTCCATGTCGCAGATTGTGACACTTCATGCATAGACTGATCAGGTTGTCATCTTCCAACCCTAGCTCCGGATGCTCTTTTAGTTCAACAATATGATGCACCTCTTCAGCTCTGCTGATCTTTCTGTCTTCTCCTTGCAGGATGCGGCCTGCTGCCACTGCATCCTTCAATCTCTTTCTGCAGTCCTGGCACTCATAGTGATCTCTCTCAAGTATCTGCATCCTCTTATGTTTCCATGTCGCTGCATTGTAAAATGCTTTTGCTTCTCTGTCTGTCATTTTCTTTCCCTCACGCACAAAAGACACCCGCTGGCATTCAGGTGTCTTTTCCAAGGAGTATTGTAGAAGTATCTGTCCGTCTTTCGACAATACCATATTAGCATGAACAAAACTCCAGTGAACTCCACTCTTTAATTAATTTGAATCTTTTTCAGTGCTCTCCCATGTAACTCGTAGATCCAGCTCTCACTGTATTCCATGAGTTGTGCTATCTTCCACCACTCAAATCCTTTGATATACCTGTAGAACATAACATCTCTTTCGTCCTGATCATCTAACTCATTAATTCTGTATTCTATGTCCTTATAGGTCTGTACCTGCTTTACTCCCTCTTGATACAGCTTGTCCTCTCTTTCCTGAAGAGCTGCCGCGTAAGAACTTAGATCGCTTTGATTGGATCCATGTGGCATCCCATCATTATTCGATGAAGGATACATCTTCATGTTCCTGATCTCTTCAATCTCTAATTCGATTCTCTTGATTTTCTTCCCATGTTTTCTGTATGCCCTGAGATAGGTTTTCTTCCTGTCGTTCTCGTTTTTTACATTGTTCTCTTCCAGTCTCTTCTCCATTGGCATCATCTCCTATCTTGTACTTTCTCGCCAAGTATTCTGCTACATCTCCATGCCACAACTGCTGCCCCTGCGCTTCGATCAGCTTTCCTGCCTGGTATGCTAGCCGATAAAACTTCTCGCTTTCCTTCCGGTCAGGCGGATGCTCTGCCATAGCAGCATAATGTTCCTTTTGGTTCTGCTGGATCTCTGCTGGACTCCATCGTGTGTCTGTACTTTGTTTCACTGTTCATCACTCCAATCAAGAGCCTTCCCGCAAAATTTGCAGCGTGGGCATGATGCTTGTCCGTTCCATGTTTCAATTTTCTTTTGTCTCTGCTTCTCTAATGCTTTAACTGCCATTTTCTTTGCTTCGATGTTTTCTTCGCTGTTGGATGTATCCAACCCCTTAATGATTCTGATTGCATCTTCAATATTCAACTTTCTTTCTCCCTGCTATGTAATCCAAAGACACATTATATGTATCTGCATATTTGATTGCTTCTCCTAACGTCAGCCCTTTCCTTCCTGTTTCAAGATCTTGCAGTCTTTCCTCCTTCATGTCTAGCTTGACTGCTGCCTCTTTTCTTGTCAGTCCTCTGATTTTTCTTAGATACTTCAGACGGTTTCCTGTTGTTCCTACCGTTCGTAATATAACCATTGTAATCAATCCCTCCTTTCACGTCCCATGCGCAAATGTCGCAATCCTCAGGACATACCTTTGCCTTTCTTGCTCTTTCGCACATCTCCATTCTTGTTCTTATGTCTTCCTCATAGTCCTTTATAATTCCAAGTTTCCTTAGAATCTTATAAAACAGTGACTTTTTTCTCACGTCTCTTTTTTCCTTCCGTCGTTCTTTCCATTTCCGCAGCCACTCAAGCTGTGCTTGATCCTCTTTCTCTTCTCTTGTCATTCTTCTCCTTCAAACACAATTACACTTTTTCTGATTTCTTCTCTGATATTTTCATGCAACTCATTTAAATCCCATCCGTCAGCGTATGTAAATAATATATCTTCACCATCTTCCGTAAACGGTAAACCTTGCGCTACCCAAAACTTTGTACAGCTATCAAAACCAGTATCTTTGAAGATCTCACAGTTATACAATTCTTCTAATTGCTTTTTAGAATATTTATTCTTCATCTCTCTTCTCTTTCTTAACTACTGGAATATCCGAGAATACCGCCGTGGCCCTCTCGTTTTCGGATGCCGCTACAATCACAATCTCTATGTCATCATATCCAAGCATAAATTCCGGAATGAGGTAAATTCCGTACTGTTCGACAGCTCCGTGATTATTTCTCATGTAGTCAGATACAAATTCTAACTTTTCATCCAATAGATTGTGTGCTTCCTCTTCATCGTACCGCTTTGTCAAATGTGTGATTGCCTGCTCTATGCTCAAACTTCCTGTCCACCAGAAAAACGGCTTGATTTCTTCGATATGCTCAAACTTGCTATCTGCTATAGTCTCTTTCATCTGTTTCTCTCCTTCTGCTTCATCCACCTTACGCATTTTCTTGATATATTCGCGAACCGTCTGGATCGTTGAAAGTACTCCGTCATAAAAAGGATCGATTCTTTCATGTTCTGCAATTGTTGCTTTTGTTTCCTCTTCTGCCTGATCTAGCCAATCAATTAGTTCCTTTGTGTCTTTTTCTTGCATCTCTTTTCCTTCTTTCTCTCTTATCTCTTTCCTCGCAGTACTTTAAACCTACATACTTGCCATAACTCATACCATTTTCTCTTGCTTTTGCATTTATCTCTGCCAGCTCGCTTTTCCAAGCTGTTGATCTCTGTCTTTTTGACACTTGCCTACTCCTTTCTCCTCCCTGCCGCATCCAGGGAGGAAATCCTTTGCCTTCATGTTACAGTTTGTGACATACTTTATCTCCACGCCATTCAGCGGAGGTAACTATAAATAATTTTTCTTATACCTTGCTGTCCATTCTTCTCTTGTGTGTGTCTGCTCATATTCTGTCTGTGCTATTCTGCAGAGCAGCTCTCGCATCTCTTTGTTGTTGTGGACAGCTTCCGGTCCTTCCTTGTGATGATTCCGGCACAAATCTACCTTCAGTCCATCTGCCTCAGATAGTTCACGCTGACCGGATCCGAACATGATGTGATGTTCCTCTGTGTACTGCTTGGAAGAATCGTCATAGAGTATCGAGCAGAGATAGCAGACTCCCTTTCCGCTCTTGAGGATGCTCTTTTTATGTGATTTCCTTTTTTTCTTGCAAGCTAATTTCGGAAATGCCATATCTGAATAATCAATGCTCATAATATAATCACCTTATTTCTTGCTGAGTTCATCTCCATTTTCATCTACCTCTGCTTCTAACCATTGCTTCCAATACTCTACTGAGTTCAACATCATGTGAGGCATCTCTTTCACGGATGCTGCCATGTACAGTGCCATCTTGTATGATTCCATTGTCTTCATGTATTCCCATCTGCTGCCGGCCGGATTCTGTTCTTCTTCGGACTTATCCACCGGTTCTGAATTAGCTCCCGCTTCTGTGTTTCTCGCATTTTCTTCCATCTGCTCTGAATTATCCACAGGTTTTTCCACAATCTCCACAGGTTCCGGCATTGCACTGGTGCAATTTTCCTCTTTGTGCTGTCCTGCTCTGATAAAATCGCTCTGTATTTCCGGTGTTCTCCCTGCTTCCGGAAGCATTTCCGGAAAATCTTTCTCATTCTCTGTCTGTCCCGGAATATCGTTTGGAAGCTCTATCGGTTTCTCCGTCTCCTGTTTCTGCGGTTTTGGCTGTTTTGCCTTAACTACCTTTGACTCTTTTCTTTTCTCTTTCTTCGGTTGCACTGGTGCAATCTGTTCTTTTTCCGGATACTGCTGCCCGAAGAGATCTTCCCAATTCTTTTTTGCGTCTTCCTGTTCTGTAATGAGCACAAGATATCCAACAATGTCTCCCCACGTAAACTTTTCTTTTAATCCCTGTCTGACCACCTGCAGTATTACTTCGTCTTTCTCATCATTCAGGTATAACATGATCCTTCCGTAACCCTGTGGTCTTACGCTGTAAAGCTTATCTCCGTCCGGTGCCAAGACGTCTTTGATCGGTTCTGTGCCTACGCTTGTCCTAACTGTTCCGTGTAACTTCACGTACAGTTCCGGATCTTCCATGCAGATCTGATTGATTGCCTTTTCCAGATTGTTCAGATCTCTTTGTTCTTCTTTTTCACCTTCCAGGATCACTTCAATGTCTGTAATCTTTTCTTCGCTTTCAATCTCTTCCTTGACTGCCTGGATCTCTGACTTGCTATATGCTGGTGTCAGTTCTTCTGCTACGCTTTCCGGAAGCGTCAGCATCAGTGCCAGCTTCGCATAGCCAAATCCTTTGTAATGCTCCTGCAGTCTCGGAGAGTAGCCACCCTCCGAGAATCTGTCATTGATCCTGATGTATCTGGATACCTGTGTGGCTTCAAGCTTGTATTCCGCCCACGCAAATTCATTGACATTGCTATATCCTGAATCCTTTAAGATATCGCTATCTCTTCCCTGCTTCAGTAGATATCCAGTCATGACAAAATCTTCTACCGTTCTGTTCAGTACGGTGTTCATTGCCTTTTTGTATTCCTCATAATTTTGATACTGCGCTAATTCCATCAAACTGCCTCCAGTTCTTTTTCTATCTCTTCTGCTTCAAGGAAATCTTCCGCCAATCCCTGAAGGACTCTTATATTCTTTTTCTCTTCCAGCTCTGCAATATTGGCTTCTCTCTTGATCTTACTGATCTTGGCCAACTTCTTATCTTCCTCTGTCAGACGTTTCCTGATTGCCTTCTGCCATTCTTTCAGGAATACCCGGATTTCCTCGATTCCCGGCTCTTCGTCATAATAGCTTCTGTGCTGTCTGATTGTGCCTCCCGGCTCTACTTCGATCGTGTAAAACGGGATTCCCGGTGCTTCCTGCCTCCGTAGGAAACAGATGTATGTCTCTCTGCTCTCAATCCTGTCAAAATATCGTTCACTGCTGCCGGCGCAATGATGCAGCGCACGTCCTTCTTTCACGATATCCACTAACGTGTTCGGTACAATGATCTTATACTCTTCATCTTCGTACTCATATCGGCTCTTGATCTCTTTCAGGATCTCTTCTGCTTCTGGAAACTTCTGCCGCATTTCCTGTGCATATGCTTCTTTTCCCTCTGCATTGTTTTCCAATTCTTTCAAGATCTGTATCTGCTGCCGGTCTACAACAACTTCATCATGCCTGCGTTTTAGTTCTCTTGGACGATAGACCATCTCGTCAGTCATATTTTTGCAACACGCTTCACACATACTGAGATAGTCTTTATATTCTTCAAGGACAGCTTTTGCCGTCATTCCTGCATATTGTTCCTTTTTCTGCCTTTCGATGTAGTTCATGATCTTCTGTGGACTCATATATTTTTCCAGTCCCTGGATGCTGCTTGGTTCTATCTCATTCTTTATCATCCACTGCACCGTCTCTTTCGAGATCTTCTGCCCTGTCTCGTCCGAATACTGCATCCAGCGTACCATTCTGTTCCCGCCATGTTCGTCACGGATCCGGTTGATCTTCTGACGGTCTTGGATTCTGAACATTCCCTCAATACTTTCCTCTCTCATGTCCAGTGGTCCATAGTATTGTGTCGGATATCCCGGATAGTCTGTACAGCCGATCGTATCTCTCAGCAGATTCCAAAAGCGTCCTTTTGCCAGGTACTCGATCTTCTGTGCATATCCTTTCATCTGTCCTGTCCCTGCCACAAGTCTGTTGTAGTTCAGTTCCATTCCCGTCTTCGATAAATGCTCCAGGACTCTTGTTGCTTCGCTGTAAGTGGTTCCGTCTAATATCTGGCCAAATTCTCCCGGATACAAGTAACCTTCTCTTGCTCTTAGGTTTTTCCGGTTTCCTTTTGTCCATCCATCCCAGGAGTCCTCATAATAGATCATGTATGTCTTCTTCAATTTTCTGTTGGAGTAGACCTTGTACAATAAGATTCTGATTTCATCTCCAAGCTCTACATAATGTCTTCCATTGTCCCATCCAACCTTTGCTTCTATGATCCGAAGCACGCTTGTATCTTCATCTACCGGCTGGATGAGATAGCAGCTCTTCCATTTCTGTTCGATATGGTCTGTTCTTGTCTTTGCCCTCACCAGTTTTCCGCAGGAAGGGCAGAATACCATATCATTGTGCCGGATCTTCTTTTCTCCATCCTGTCGTTTGATTTCTTCCGGCCAGCTGGATTCCCCGCAGTTCGTACAGACAAATTCTTTCGTTTCCCTGTTCCGGAACATGTAATCCTCTCCTGCTGCCTGTTCAAAGAACCATTCTCTCAGATTCTTCGGACGACCTGGAACTTTTCTCATTAGGTTCATGAGTTTCATTTTCCGGTTTGTTTCACATCTCTCCCTGATCTCGCTGTTATAGCTATGTTCCAATCCATTGATTCTCTCCCACGGGCTGTTGTTTCGCGCTCTGTGTCTAATCAATTCTTTGATCCTGTTGGCGTCTTTCTCCTGCAATTTCGGATAATCGTCATATGTTCTCCGTTCCCAGTCTCGCCAGTCCTCGTTCAGTGCATTCAGGATGCCACCTTTTCTCCACCCATGTTGCTCTTTCCAGTACTCATGTTCCCCTGTCTCACAGTTGATACAGTACCGTACCAGCAGTTCCTTCGCCTGATAGATATTTAGGATCAGGATTTTCCCCAACTCCTGTAGCGTGGCTGTGAGTCCTTTTCCTGCCGGTTTCTTCGGTTTGATGCGTTCAATCGCTTTTCGTTTCATTTCTGCACCTCCACCCATTCTCTTTCTTCTGTCATGGAATAGATCTGATGCGCTTTCGCTTGTATTCCGTCAACATTCCTCACGCCTGCTGCCACTGGCTTGCCTTTCTCGTCCTCTACGATCAGTCCGATCACGGTTCCGTATTCGCCTTTCACTTTCGGATGTTTTCCTCTTGCGATTGCTATCTTTGTCTCTCCGATCGCTTTTGACCTCTCTTTTTCTGCGTATGCACCTCTTTCTCTTTTCTCCCATGCCCTCTTTGGATGTATGATCATATATTCCATTGCCGCCATTGCAATCTCCATAAGTGTCAGTTCTCTTAATAATGTCAGCTCTGTAGATACGACCATCGAGCATCCATCCTCTTCGTCTATACTTCCGCCAGCTTCGCACAGGAAGAATTTGTTCTTTCCATCGATCGGATACCACTGCAGGCAATCCAGGATATACTCCGCCGCATGGAATCCGGTGGATCTTGTTTTGCTTTTCTCTTCTTTGTATGTCTTCCCTTTCTCGTACTGGAATCTCCCTTTTCCGTGTTTTGCCTGAATTTTTTTATTGAACCCTTTGTATACTCTCATTTCTTCTCACCCAGGTAATATTCCCTCACGATCTCTTTGATCTGTGCCTTTCCCGGTATGCTTATATACAACGGTGGTGTCAATCCTGCTGCCTTGGTGATCCTGTCATCCAACTGTGCTTTGTCGTTAAATGCATTCTTTAAGATCAGAGCCATGCAGTCTTTCAATGACTTCCCTTTTCTTCTGACTGCAAAGGCCATCTCTTCGTCCTCTAAACATAACTGCTCGATAAAATCCGTCCAGTCTCTCAGTGCTCCTGTCAGACTCAGATCTTTCGCTTCCAGTTCCAGTTTTCCCATTGCCGCAAGACTCGGTGTTGTCAGTTCCTCGATTGCACCGGTGCAAAAGTCCTCTGCGTCTTCCGGATCCAGTCCGTTCTCCTCTGCGATTGTCTTGATTGCTTCTAAGTCTCCCTCTTCCAACTGTGCTTTGGCCGCACGGTTGATCTCCTCGTAAGAATCAAATTCTCCAAACTTCTCAAACATCTTTATACCTCTTTTCCTTGTAAGTACGCTTGTAGCGTCTCCTTATACTCGCTGTCTTTTTCATACACAATTTCTATTTCGTGTTCTGTGCTCTCTTCCAAGAACATTTTCCACAGATCTTGATTCTGTATGCCTTTTCCGTCCGACTTCTTCCACTCTGCTCGTCTCCACTTTTCCGGATTATCGGCCTGGATCATGTTCTTGATGTATGTGTTCTTCGTGTAGAACACAACTCTGCATGGTTCTTTAAGTTTTTGCAGTGCATAAATCATTGCCAGAAGCACACTGCGGTTATAAGTTGTTCCTTCCTCTTCTCCTTTGAGGAATCGGTCTTCAATATCTCCGTTTCTCCTTGTGAATGTTAAGGCTGCAGCATATCCTCCTCTCTTTGGTGCTGCCGGTCCTGTGATCGTGGTTTCTATGTAGATCTTCACCGTCTTCATTCTTCAAATCCTCCTGTTCAACCGGATCAATGTGTATCTCCGGTACTTGAACCCAGTGGCCGGATTGATTCCTTCATAGCTCTTGGCAATGTAATAGCCGTTCTTTTGTTTGATCTCTTTTGGCCATCTTGCCAGTTTTTTCTTCTTTGGTGGTTTCAGTGGCATGTTCCGCGAAGTGCTGTAACTGGATTCGCTGAGCCTTGGCTTGTCCCTCTTTCCGTCTTCCCTCTTTTCTCCCACCTTCTCGTTTTTGGTGATGTAGGATGCAAGCTGTGAAAAATCCTCTTCGTAGTATTTGCTTTTCTCCAGTTTCTCTGCATAGATTCCACCATGTGGCCAACATTCCTCTACCCAGCGGATTGTATCCCGGCATCCGGTGATGACCATGTGAATGTGCCATGCTCCCTTGGTTCCTTTCTCAATGTTCCTGATCCAGCGCAGCTCAATCTGTTCCTTCTTGTATCTTGCTCTTAGCTTACTGATCAGCTTCTTGAAATCTTTCTTCGCCTGTGCCATGTCCGGAGGTCTCTCTTCTACCTTGTACGTCAATGTCAGGAAGTAGTCTCCCTTTCCAAAGTACTCCAACAATCTGTGTCTGGCTGTCTCTGCTTTATTCATAGCATTCACCACTGCCATCTGCTCCGGTGTCGGCTTTCTCTTCTTTTCTCTTGGCAGTCCTCTTGCTCCATATCTGCCATCATGGTATTCCTTCACCTCCAGGATGTCTCCCTTCCGGAAGGTGTGTGTTACTCTCTTTGTAGCCATCATGTACCTCTATCTTTAATATCTTAATCGAGTATTAAAATGGGGCAGAATCCCCGTTTTTCTTGACTTTCTGCCTCACAGATGTTAAGATAATATTGTCTTTAATATCTGCGAGACAAAAGTCTTGCATTCAACACTTCCGTTACCTCCGGAAGTGTTATTTTTTTATCTGTTTTTCCAGTGTCCTTGCGATCGAATTCAGCGCATAGAAGCTTACTGATACAGCTAGTCCAATCAGGACACGCTCCGGCGTTGACTCCGGTGCAATAACTGATACAGAATATGTAATTGCCGCTCCGGAAGCGTAGAAGAGACCTACCAGCATCCCTATCCCTGTAATAAATCTTGTTCTCCAAAGGCTCATTCTAATATGATGTAATCTCCTTTGTTCTTCTTCCTGGCGTACTCGTCCGCTTCTTCCCATGTCCCAGAGCAGCAGCCCAGTTCCTGTGTTTTCGTCCATCTGATAATCCATATGTGGTCTTTCTCCCTTCTTCCTCTTTTCTGGCTCATTTCTCATTCTCTGACATAACTCTGTCCAATCCATTCATGAGGAAATCTTCGTACTGCATCCGTTCTTCCTCCGATCTCAGATCTGGATAAATTGCCATCCGGATCAGCTCTGCTGCCTGTTTCCCGGTGAACTGCCAGTCCTTTTCCTTTTCGATCTGCTCAATCAGGCTGGATCGGAAAAACTTGATCTTCACTTCCCTGTTTGGAATGTCCTGCAATTTTGCCGGGATCAGACTCAGTAATCTTCTCTTGTATAAAGCAAATTCTCTCTGTTGCAC